GTCTCCGTGAGCCTTTATTTTTCGGCAAACACGGGGGGCTCTCCGCAAAATATTTCGCCATTTGGCAGAATTTCGTATCTTCGTGTCCTCGTCATTCCATGTTTTTTCAAATGACATTCACGACACACCAGCTCAAGGTTGTCCCATGACAATGTGATGTTGGGATCTGTGATGTTCCTCGGTGTCAGCTCCACCTTGTGATGGACGATTTCACCTTTCACATAAAGTCCTTGAGCCAAGCATTCTTCACAGAGTCCGTTCACACTCTTGACATAAGCAGCTCTTGTCTTTTGCCAAGCCTTGGTTTTATAGAACCCCCCAGTAAAGTCTTTAGCCATATTCCGTACCCCTATATCTCTCCGGGATCTGTACCCCCCTGAGCAAACAAGTATGGTCCGGTATCTTGTATATGTTTATCCCCTCGCTTGAGCGATCAGGATTATCAATGAGCTTGCCACAGTTCCGTGTAAGACTTTCCTTAAGCGGACACTGTGCGCATATGCTCGGTATCTTCATCGGAAACATATATCCCCCTCTCAAAAAGCGGACGAGAACCCCCGCCCGCTCGACAGAGGTTTGCATCAAAAAAGGACTCGGGTTCCCCAAGTCCTTCTTCGACAATACCAACATAACACATTGTGTGTGGGAAAAGTGGGCAAATTTTTAAGCCCCTAATTCATTAAAAAACGCATTATATTTTTTCCCGATAACAGATCGGTCATATCCGAGAATTGCTGATATTTCCGAGTAGTTCAGACCATCAATGCATTTGTATTTCACAATCATGCGAGTCAAAGAGTCATCGATTGTGTAGATGAAAATTAAAGCACGATTTAACTTTTCCATTAGCATCGATTTGCGTCTTTCAAGGTCCCGTGTCAGATCAAGTATTTTGATTGCGATCTGCTCCACCGGCGAACCGACATTGGTCGAATGTGGCATTCCATCACTTGCACCCCCAAGTGTCAAAGACTGCTGCCTCAATGACTCTATTTCATCATTGAGCATTTGTATCTCTTTTCGAATGTCCGCAATTTCCTCAATGTCTTTTCGTGTCATCCAAGTCTGCTGCCTCCCCTACAGTTTTTCTGCTGTGATTGTCAGAATGTCATCAGACATATCCGAGAATCCGATTACCGATACACCATATCCGATGCTGGTCAAGATCAGGGCCGTTCTTCGAAGGTCCTTCCAGTTCTTGCATTGAATCTTGTCGCCTTCATGGAAGTCATGGCTCATAAGTTCTGCTCTGCTCATTTCATGTCATCCTCCATCGTTATGATTTTTATATCTTTAGGAACAATAACCGCCCTGGCCCAATATGGAAGAACAACAACACCTTCTTTAATCTCTCGTTTAACCATCTGCCTCAATTCTTCTAATTTCTCAGCTCTGATATTCAGGTCCGTCTGAATAACAAGAGCTTCTTTACTTTTGTTCATACCGTTTCCTCACTTTCCAACCATAGCCACCGCAAATGCCAAAACAAAAAATGAAATTCAATAGCCAAGTTTTTGCACCTATACCGCATATCGCCATTGTCAATTACTATTGTCGGCAAAAGATAAACCCTATCTCGCCAAAACATAAATTGAAATCTCTCAAATTTCATTCCTTTCCCCGCTTTCTGCCATACGATGTCAAAACCGCATTTATCGCACTTGGCTTGTAAATAAGTTTTTAAACTTTCGCCGCACTTCGGGCAGTAAGCACATACCGTTGTGCTGTTAACTTTGCTACCCTTAAACACCGGCACATGAGATTCCGTCTTTTTCATTCTTCCTCACTTTCCTGTGGCTCAAACATTTCCATAATCTCGCATAACAACTCTTGTATTTCTCTATGTGCTGTATAAGGCAACACGCTTGCCAAACTATTAATGCGGTCACACCTGGATTCTATCCCTGCCCGCATCTCGTAAAGCATGGACTCACGCATGGCTTTAGCATCTGCATAACCCTTATGGTACTGTTGTCTATCGTACTGCAACGCTTTTATTAATTCGTCTTTATTAATATCAATTCCTATGGATTCTGAAATTTTAGCCGTAATAGCATCTTCTCTTTCATTCTCCATCTTTCTTATTGTTTCTTGCACATAAAGGTTTATTGGACTTTCGTACATATCATTCCTCACTTTCCGTTTTCTTTACACATTTTGTCTTTCGCCAATACTTCGGAAACGGAAGCCCCGGAAGTGGTTCGACTTCCAGGTCCCGAACACAGACATATTTGTCAACGCACTTCCATCTGCCGTTCTTATGTTTGTGGTTTTCGTTTGGATATTTAATCCAGCAAGTACATTCAGTCACATTCCACCTCCCAACACACTAAACAGCCAATACGGAAACAGTGTGAACGCACTCAGGATGAAAGCGAAGAACAGAATGCTTATCAGGATATACAAGAGCACTTCAAGTATCACTTTGAGTATTCGTTTCATTCGGCTCCCCCTTCTTTGCGTATTTGATAAACAGCTCCGGTTGTGTTGCCCACAAGGTCACGATCTGCCATGTCCGTGCATCATAATATCTCATGTCCTGGTAATCGTTATCTCTTACGAAATCTTCCGCTGCTCTCATGGCGAACTCTTTCCGATCTGCTTCGCTTATCCTGAAATAGTTCCATATGTATGTACCGAACCGCATCCTTGAAAGGATATATCTGAGCGGAAGTTGAAGCTCTGCATGGTCATTTAAGAAATCTTCGATGACTCCGTATTCATGTAAGACTGCCATAGGCCACTTTGTACTTGTGATTGAATGACCGTCCGAACATCGCCAGTGATAAAAGCTCTTGTCCGTGATGACCATCTTCTCGCATAAGGCATTTATCTTGAAGATGATGCTTGTGTCCTGGAAGCTTGCCCCTTCTGTCTCGTTCCAGTACAGTCCATTGTCTTTTATGAATCTCCGTCTGTATATCCCGCTCCAAAATGAAGGCTGGAATTGAAACATATGCAATCGTTCCATGTAGGATAAGTTTATCGGTTTTAAAGTAGTCACCTTATCAACCATTGATAACGGAGTATCATGTTCTTTATCGAAATAAGTGAAGTATCCGCTCTTTACGACATCGGCTCCGTCCCCGGTAAGACTGTATAAGTATTCATACATTTCGGGATCTATGAAGTCATCTGCATCTACCTCAGCAATGTATTCGCCTCTTGCAATCATGATCCCGTCATTGATACTCTTGCCCGTACCCTGATTCTTTACATGGAGAACAACATCAATCCTGTCATCCTTTTCTGCCCAGTACTCGATTATGTCCCAGCTTGCGTCCGTGCTCGCATCGTCAACGATGATTATCTCGATATCTTTAAGTGTCTGATTGACCAGTGACTCTATGCACTCCTCCAAGTACTTTGCGCTGTTATATACCGGAACTATCACACTAATTTTCGGAGTCATCTTCTTTTGTCCTCCACTTCTCAAGCTCGTTGTTGATGAGCTCTATCTTGTAATTGCTCGCCCACTCCTTTGTGTTGACGATCAGATCAATAGCCTTGAGGCTTATCAGTGCTGCTGCCTCTGTGTCCTTTATAGTACTTGGCAAGTTTCGCAAATCCATCTTTTCCGCTCCTTTCTTTTGTCCTGGGTTCATACTTGTCACACTCGTCCGGAGAACATCCTCTCATGTGCCCGGTATCGAGGATATAATTACATAAGTTTGCAAATATGCTCGAATCTTTGGCGCATCCATACTTGCAAGTTATTGAAACAGCCCTTGAGCATCTGACCGTTCCCTTTTTCGGTTTCTTCTTCGGGATATTCTGCTCCGGTCTCTTTCTTGCCTTGTTTGGATATCGGTTTTCTATCCGTCCGAGATTCTTTAACCGCTGGATCAGGGACGATGCCGATCCATATGGAATGTCATATATCTTGCTTATGTCCCCAACAGTCTTGCCCTGATGCCAAAGGGCCTCGACCTCATCCAGCATCTTGTCATCATATCGCTTCAAGCTTCTGTACCTCCTTAACCTTCTTCGCCCACTTCTCTATAAATGCCCTTGTCTCCTTGTCGGGATTACAGTTATCTTTCCCGTGCATCTGCATGATCCGTTTTTCATCCAGGTTATATTCAACAGTCACATAATGTTGTTTTGGATTTTCGACCATCCTGACAAAAGCGATGATGATATGTCCGTTTGCCATCTTTAAGTCGTATCCCATACGGGCCACACAGTGATGAAGTGCCTCGCCTTCCCTTTCAAAGTCGTTCTTTGTCTGTGGAAGCACGATAGTGTATTTTTCATTCGAGAAATCGAACATATACTTTGAAGCCGTTGCCTTTATCCTCTTGTTCAGCTTCGCTGCCGCTTCTCTGTCCAGCTTTGCCTTATATGAGGCATATTCGGAAGTCCTTACTTCGTGCATTCTGTGGAAGTCACTCGGCATACTGTTCTTTGTATCTCTCATGTCATACCCAAGCTGAACACAGGCATTCCAGTAATCGATATAAAGGCCCGTTCTGTATTTGCCACAGTTAAACTTTGCATATTCGTGAAGTTTCACCCGATCTACCTTGTAGTTCACACCCATCGAGCCTCTGAAGAATGAATCTGCATCCTGTCTTGCCCTGATGACTTCCTCGGCATCCTTAAACGAGCATTTATGCTCATATGCGTATACGGTTATCTTGTATCCGTATACATTCACACTGTATGCGTGTTGGACAATGAACTTGGCAAATTGTTTATCCTTCTTGGCCTTCTTTCCAAGCATCGCCGTATACTTGAGCCCAGCCTTTCCGAAGTATTCGACCATTGGATTCTTGTCATATGCTTCCAGGTACTCCTTCAGGTCTTGTTTTCCCGAATACCCACAATATTTGTATTTTTTGAGTGTATACAAATAATCTATGTTTATTACCGGTGAATACATCCCCGCAACCTTCTCCGTATACCACACATTGAAGTCATCAGGTGAGAAGTAATAATAAGTGTATCCGTAATAATTCGTTGAACTTTTCTGAGTCTCGCTGAACACGGCATGATAACCGCCCATTTGCGTTTTATACAGATTCTTGCGGACCGCATACTCCAAACCGACAACAGCTCTCTCGACCTCAGTATATAAATACTTCGATGCTGACCGTTTTCTGTATGTGTATCCGAAGGTCCGAATTATCAATTTGTTATGCCACCATTGCAAATATTTGATAAAACAGTTCCCGCCGTGATTAGCATTTTTGAATATATAGTCCATCACTTCCCTTGGTGTTCCCATATATGCTTCTTTCAGCTCATCTAAGATGTCATTTTCCATTACTTGTATCCCCCTTAAAACAGACTTAACTGACCTTCGAGCTGGTCATCTTTTACAACCTTCGGAGCGGGCTTCGGTTTTTCAACCTTGGAAACTTCTTTTCTCGGTTCCGTCTTAACCTCTATTCTTTCCCGCACCGGTCCTTTCGATGTTGCACCCCTCGAGATTGAATCTTCCTCGAAGTAATGAACCACCCATCCGAAAACCTCTGTATCTTCGATGCAAGCGCATCCTGATTGTGCTCTGCTCTTTGCAAGTCCTTTGCAATAACTAAGTGCATCAGGAATGTCTTTTGATGAACTGTTTATCTTTGTAATAAGCTCCGGAGCATCGAGGCCCTCAAGGTATTCAAGAACTCGCTTTTCAGCTTCGGTATTTGCCGTCTTATTTACTTTCATTACTCAACCTCCTATATGACTTTACTTGTGAACTTTTCTTCTTCTGCTGCCGCCTTCTTCGATCTGATGCTTTCTTCAGGCATATGGATTCGAATGCTGGCCTTCATGATCCTGTTCCTGGTCCGCTCATCGACCGGAAGTGTCTCCAGTGAGTAATTGCTTGTGATGATTGTCGGAAGTCCGTTTGAACTCCTCTGATCTATGAGTCTGAACAGTTCTGTGTTGTGCCATTCACTCCGGAGCTGTGTCCCCAGGTCATCCAAAACAAGAAGCGAACACTCTCGATAAATCTTCGAAGGCTTATAAAGTGAATCCTTTGCCTTGTACTCATCGCTTATCTTTTCCATGTAGTCTGTCGGTGTAATGTACTTTATAATCTTCTGTGTACGGATCATGACCGACTTCGCTATACAAGCTGAGAGAAATGTCTTTCCTGATCCGGGAGTCTTGGACCATATATATAAGCCCTTGCCTTCTTCGGCCCATTTCTCGAACTTGTTGAAGAATGAAAATGCGAGTGTCTTATAATCGCTCATATCAATCGAGTAGCAGTTCCAGTCCATCTTGTAGATGTCGCAGTCTCGATAGACTTGCGGGAACTCAGTCCGATCCTCGCCCTTCTTGGAAGGGTTAATCTTTGGCCTTGCAAATGTCACCGGTATGTCGTTTCCATAAAAGTCGCAGTCAGTAACCTCATACACTTCCCACTGGTCATTCGACCATACGGTGCCATTCGGGTTTTGCGTTTTCATCGTTTATTTTTCCCCCTTCGTGTCTTTGCTCCCAGGTACGAACAGCAGCCTTCCAATCTTTCATTTTGTTTTTGCCAATCATCCAACCTTTGGAAGCATAGAAGTCAATAAAATGCTGTGGATTAATGCCGTTGTTTCGTTCCTGACAATATGCCTTGACCTCCGACAGAGAGGGAGGAACGAAGTTCCGACTTTCTTTTTTATCTTTTTCTTTATCTATATCTTTATCTATCTCTATATCTATATCTACGTTACCGAGCCGTTTCACTTTTGTTTCATCTGCGTTACAATGTAACGATTTTTGCTCTTTTTTACGGGCTCTGTAATCCCTAACTCGCTGTGTTGATGCGGTTTCCGAGCCGATAAGCTTCTGCGTATACGGCAAGCAAAACTCATTGCCATCTTCGGAGCATTCCATCAAACCTACCGACAAAAGATATTGAATTGTCACCTTCACATTTTCCGGTGATTCATCGATATCGAGTGCGAGCTCCTCGGCGAAGTTTTCCATGATACCGTCAAAATATAGATATCCTTCTGTCTTTAATGCCTTTAATTGCATCTTGAGATAGATAATTGTATAGGTATCTCCCCCAGCCAAACTGCGAAGCTTCTTGATGCGCTTGCTTGTGAAGAAGTCATCCGCAAGTTTTAACCAATAATATCTTTTCTCACTCATGCCTCATGCCTTTCTTGTTAATGAAAATTCCAAATACTTATGTTCCTGAAAGGCCCGGAGTCCTTCGACCTCTTTGCTCGGTCCCAGCATCGGATTATCAGCTTGGATCTTCTGCCTTGTCCGTCTTATTGTTTCAAGTGACGGAAATCGCCCCTCTGTCGAGCATTGCGGTATGACCATCCTGAACGGCTGATCTATGATACTCGGATCGATAAACTTAAGAACCTCGATGATGAGAAGCGGATCGGAGTCTCTCGTCTCAGGAACGGTGTTGAGTATGTGCTCAACGATTCTTTTTGCTTCCTTTATCTGCATCCGTTTTCGCCTCCGTAGGTCTTGCGAATGGAAGTTCTTCCATGATTCCGTCAGGAACATTCATGAAGCCGTCTGCATCGGTCGGCAATGCTGCTGCCTCTGCCGTGTTCTGCTCCGTCTGTTTCTTTTCACAGAACTCCTGATCCTCTGCGATAATGTCGGTTGTATATACCTTGGAGCCATCCTCTTTGGTATATGAACTCGTTTGAATGTGTCCTGTGACAAGAACTTTCATTCCCTTCTTGAAATACTTGCTGGCAAACTCTGCTGCCTTCCCGAAGGTTACGATGCGGATGAAGTCCGCTTCATTGTCCTTGCCTCGTCTGTCAATGGCGATTGTGTACTTGCCGACCATCATCCCATCTGCTGAACTTCTTATCTCAGGATCAGCAGTGAGCCTTCCAGCACCGATAAATTTATTCATACATATTCCTTTCCGAACACTTCCCTGAAGTCATATTCAGGCCAATGCTCTTTAAACCGTCTTTCCGCTAAAGCTTTGTAATATAAATCTGCCGTGCGGTTTCTGTGGACCGCATACTTGCCCGTTCTGTGATGCTCCGGGCACAAACCAACTACAAGACCGAACTTCGTGCTTAAGTCTCTGTTGGCCGTTCCGAACACAATGTGATGAACCTCTGCGGGAGCTCCGCACACATCACATCGAGTCAGATCGGAAGTGATTATCGATTCTCCCATAGTGCTCTTAGTCTCCTTATCTCGTCCGGTGTGTCTGTCGGGATTCCCAAGTCCCGTGCATCCGATATTGCGTGTTCAATGAAGTCCGACATTTCCCTTGTTGTCATCAGGCTGATGCCTTTAACGACATAGTAGTAATTGAACTTGCGACCGCTCTTGTATCGGATCATGTGCAAATCATTGCTGACCAAATCTTGCTCTTTATTTGTCTTAAACTCCGCTACAATATGACCATAATTGAGAAGGTGTTGGTTGTAGACTTCTTCTTTTGAACTGTTGGTTGAGTCCGCAATGTTGGACACGATTGTCCAGTAGTAACGATTTTGGCTTATCGTCTTTGCTCTCTCTACATCCTTAAATTCAATCGATAACAACCGATTTTTGAGTCCGTTCACTTCTTCAAGGTTGCCTTCCTCAATCGTGAAGGAAACGAAGTGCTTGCCCTGATCGAAGTCGAAATCAAACTCACGGAGTCTGCCTCTTATCTTCATTAAGCATTTCCTCCCATGCCATCGTGTAACCGCTTACTGTGTCGCATATGCTGATGCTTGTCACTCCTTCGGATATCAACTGTTTTGCTCGGCCCATTCCGCACTTGTATGCCATCGTTGACTTGTCGATCTCGTCAAACTCATGAAGACATTCAGCCAGGATCATGACACCCGCCTCGATGTTTCCGGTGTGAGTGTGTACATCTATTCCTTGCGCTTCAAACTTGTCCCAATTCACTGGATGAACCTGAAAAATTCCAACCTCACCGCAAGAACCGACCGCATCCCAATCAAAGTGCGTTTCGCTCTCGATGATTCCGAGTGCGTATGCATACGGCACATTCTGAACCTTGCAAACATAATGAAGTGTTGTCTGATCGGCGAAGGATAACGGAACAATGTCTGTTGGTTCAAATGTGTCCGTGTTTCTCCAAAACTTCTCCTGGATCGGCTCCGCTGGATCAGGAAGCTCTGCGACATCCTTCATAAACTGTTCACGGACCGACATTGTCGAGGCCGGTGTCTCAGGTATCGGATCAAGCTCCGGAACACTATCCCAAGTCGCAAACAAGATTCCAAAATATACAACCGCCACCAATACAATCATCACTACATCATTTCGTTTCATAAAAATCTGCTCAGCTCCTCTGCTCCAATGTTTAATAAGATTCTCAATGCCTTCAGCTCTTTCACTGTGAATGCTCCGTCATTAAGTTTCTGCGCCATTCGGCTTTGTGTTACTCCGATGAACTCTGCTGCCTCTGTCTGTCTTATCCTCTGTCGTTTCATTTCTCCCCGGATGAAGTCACATAGACTGTCAACGGAATACTCTGTGCAATATCCTCGTCTCATTTTAATTCACCATTCCACATTTTGTGGTTTCGATAGGCATAAAAATAATATCATTAATCGATACATCAAGTCGTTTTGCAATGATGTATGCCTGACCAATCTTGATTGATTCGGGATTATTTTCAAGCCGTACATAAGTGGGAAGTGAGACATTCAGGGCTTTTGCCATTTCTTTTTGTGTCACATTACGGGCTCTGCGCCACTCATCTAACCTCAACATATTTGACCTCCTTTCTTGAACCCATGGCAAAAGTATAAAACCACAATATGTGGTTTGTCAATATATTTAATTTATATTAATACAAATTTTCTTTATTTCGTGTTAATATGAATATGAAAGGAGATGAAACAATATGACAGTAGGTGACAACATTAGATCATACCGAATTGCAAATGGAATGCTCCAGGAACATCTTGCTAAAGCTATGGGAGTAAGTAAACAGACCGTATCGTCCTGGGAGACCAACCGAACCGAGCCCAACATCGGAAACATTGAAACACTTGCTCGGATTTTTGGCTGTTCAAAACTTGATCTGATAGGTCCGGATTACATTGCATCACTCCAACAAGATTATGAAAAGACACGGCAAGAGAATGTCATCATCGAAGCATTCAGAAAATCGGATGAAACAACAAAGAATATCATACTGAGATTACTCGACTGCGAGGGTAAACAATGAAGCCAATAAAACTGAAAAACGGTAAGTGGCGAATCAGGCCAATGATAAACGGCCATCAAATGTGCTTCACTTTCGATTACAGACCGACTAAGGCCGAAATCGATAAAATTATCGTTGAGAACACTTCAGAGACCTACACGGGCAAATCTGAACGCATGAAGAACTGTATTGAGATGTATATTGAGTCAAAAGACTCCGTGCTCTCTCCAGCAACCGTTAAAGCATACCGGAATTATCTTAAGAATATGCCCGCCTGGTTTCTCGATCTGAAGCTCTCGGAAGTAAACACTTATCGAGTACAGTCTTTGATTAACGAATATACGAAAACACACTCGGTCAAATATACACGCAATGTGACCGCCCTTGTGACCGCCACAATGCACACCTTTGCGCCTGAGACGATAATTCATACCACTTTACCGAAAAAGGCCGTACAGAGCGAATACAGACCGACCGATGAAGATATCAAGAGAATACTTACAGAAGCTCAGGGAACAAAATTCGAAGTCGCACTATGGCTTGCGTGTTTTGGCCTTCGCAGATCGGAACAGATATGCCTCTCAGAAGATGACCTTGACGGAAACATCTTAACGATATCAAAGGCAATGGTTCAAAGTTCATCAGGCGAATGGGTAACGAAAGAGACAAAGACTGCTGCCTCTGTCCGTCAAATAATGCTTCCCGACAATGTAGTCGAGCTGATCCATAAGAACGGATTTTACACCGGACATCCGAACAGTATTGTCTGTTGGTTATACAAAACCGAAGACCGACTTGGTATACCCCGCTTTTCACTCCATTACTTTCGTCACTATTTTGCTTCCAAGATGTCAACCATAACCGATGAAGCAACAGTCCTTGAACTCGGAGGCTGGCGAACCGATTTCGTGTTTAAACGCAATTACCGTTATGCAATGAAAGACAATGTTGAGAAGGCGAAAATGGATGCGACAAATCTCGCTAAAGATTTACTTTAGAAATCTAAAGATTTTTCAATTACTAACCGAATTTCAGTAATCAAAAACAAGAATCCTTTAAAATAGGCACTTATAAGGCATATATTAACGGGTTCAAGTCCCATCTTCCGCAGAAATGAAGGAAGGCCCGAAATCATTGAAAACCGCTTGGTTAACAAGGTTTCGGGTTTTTGCTTTGTCCTGAAAATATTAGCCAAATTAATAAAAATTAGTAATTTTAATATGATTTTTAGTAATCATTTAGTAATCATTCCGTTACTAAACTTGTTACTAAGATTCAATTTGATATAATATTCTTAGATGGTATTTATCCATTACTCCAACCCCCATAAAATGAAGTCAAACAAAAAGAGCCCCCGGAATCACTCCGAGGGCCTTTTTGTGGATTATGTAATGAAAGGAGACGATTTATGCCTTCTTTAGATTGTTAAGGCTTAAAAGCATATCGACATTTCCTTCAAGCTTGTATGTACGCTCAATGACATTGTTGTACTTGTCCTGTTTGGCTTCCAACTGCTTCACAGTCATGCTGATCTTGGTCTGTTCGTCTCTGATCGTGTCAAGAGTACTGTCAATGGAGTCGAGTCTTTCATTAAACTCTTTCTTAACATCATCAAAGTTCGCCTTGTGCTTTGCTTCGCAAGCGACAATATCATCCTTGCGCTTTGCATCGTTATCAAGCTTCTTAATCCGTACTTTGACAAATTCGGCAACCAGCACACCCAGGAAGGCGAGCAGAGCCGTCCATAAAGAACCCCAGTCCATTTATACTATGCTCCTTAACTGCTCCAGGAGCTCATCAACCTGAGCCTCAAGAGCCTTGATGTTGTTACGAACAGATTCTATCTTATTCAATATATCCTGTGCCGGTGACTCCGGCTTTACTTCTAATTTCCAATAGTCAACGAAGAACTTTAAAAGTCCCTTGGCTGTGTTTTCTGCAAACTGATCTGTCAGGATGATAGGTGTATCGGTCCAGGAATCCATGAAGCCGTTCTCTAAGAGTATCGAATCAGCTTGTGGAGCACAGACTTCGTATAATTCATTTGTCTCAACTATCGGGCGGGATCTGTTACCCCGAAGGCCGTTAGCATTAACAACATCATTATACAGTTCTGTCGCCTGGGCTTTGTTCCGATCAAGCGGATAATGATATACGACTACACCGCCACCGTTTCCAAGGTTGATACCCGCATTGTGATGAATAGCAAGGTAAAAGTCTGCATTATGCTCATTAGATATCCGTGCTCTTTCCTCGATCTTGATCGGAATCTCCCCGGTCGGATCATCAAGGCGAAGCACTTCAACACCATCATACTTTGAAAGCATTTCGGTCAACTTGTCTGCGATGCGGGCATTAAGAACCCACTCCCTTGTCTCAAGCGGATCGATCTGCTTCGCACATCTCTTTCCAGCCGTGTAAAGATAATGTCCCGCACTCAGGGCAAGAAGTTTATTTTTTTTTACCGGAGTGGGAGTGACACCACCGTAGTATTTTTGATAAAACTCCTCGGCTTCATCAGCTCTTATCTTCTGCTTTGCTGGATCATCCATCGAGGCGGGCTTTTCATATGTAGTCATGATTATGACTGCTGCCTCTCCGGCACTCTGACAACTCTCTAAACCTTCCCTGGTCTTTTTATATGACGATGAATTAAGTTCTATCTCCGCATACTCTAACTGCATTTGCATATCACTGATTGACCGTGCAGTTTTCCTGGCATAATCCCAAAAACCTTGCTTGCGACCGCTTGAAGTCCACTGTGCTAAACCGTATCCGATTCTATCGACAGCAAAGTCTATGTATGAACCATCATCTACCGCTTTAGTATACTTTTCGTCATTCCAGTAATACGGTTCTTTGCCTTCATACGCATTCTGCATATTGTTGGAACGCATATTTGATTCTGTGTTCCAGTTTGCCAAAAATCCGCAGATAGCATATTCATTTATCTTGCCCGCCCAAAAGTTCATTATGGCCTGGGCATTCGCTTCATCATATGGTTTCATACTTCGTCACCGCTCTTTCCTTCGGAGTGTTCCGACTCTGTCGGTTTCTTCTTTTCTTCTTCCTTCTTGAGCTGTTTGCCAACCTGATTGGCACCCGTAGCAGCAAGACCGCTCACGATACCAACAGCCAAAGCCGTCAGGATATCCTGTGCGGGAAAGTCAGGCATCTTCGTAATAAAACCAACAACTCCAAGAATCGCCCCAAGAGTCCCAGCGATTACCGGGACATACTTCTTGTCGAGCTTCGTTGTCTTTACTCCTTCACAGAGCAGATAACATATGACCGTGATGGCCGTCACATTAGCTATACCAAAATTCATAAAACAAACCTCCCCTCTCTGAGCTCTTATAAGCTCTTGTCGATCTTAACCTTCAGGCCCTCAAGCACATCAAGGTTTTCATCGAATACTGCAACAAAACTGTCCTCGGATACGGAAGCATCCTTTGTGAGCAAAGCAACTATTTCATGGAATGCTGCTCTTGCTCCGGCTTTGTTGTCCACCCATGTGGAAGCGATTGTCATGTTACCGTCTACCTTCTGAACTACATCATATTTCGCCATTTTTTCTCTCCTTTAGTTTATTGAGATTGTTATGTCTGTGGGTTCCGTTAATGTATCAAATGCTACAGTCAATGTACTTCCGACACGGCTGGTAGTATATGAACCATTGTACTTGCTGAAAAACACCGAAGTGTTTCCTTCCGGCACTCCGTAGAATGCTTTTGCATTCTCGCCATAATATGCCGACTTAGTCATCGTGAACGGTGTGAGATTTGCCACACTCTGCCTTGTACCGTTGATATCGGCATCGGTGTACATCTTGTCTTTTGTTCTTGCTGAAACAAGACCTCGGACCAGTTCTTCTAATATTCTTACTCGTTCTTCAAGTGTCATCTTCGCTCACCTCACACATCTTCTCTGCCGTAGAATTGACATTCTGCTATTTCGGTATCACTCTGATATGTTGTTAAATTTTCAATCCCATATGAATAATAAGCCGTTGTCGGATCAACTATATATGTATAATCGACAACATTTTGATTCACAAGTGTTTCTGTCGGGATCAATACCTCAGAGTTTCCAAAATTGTTATTTGATGCCTGGATTGACAATGTCTTAAGTCGTAAAGAACCACTATATACAGTTTTTATTTTTACAACTCGCACTTTTACGGCACTGGCAAACATATACCTCAAGTAATCATCACTCGGATTTGTTGCGCTTGCCCATATTGATGAATTGTCTTTATCGAATGCTTTCCATGCCGGATATGCTCCACCCGCCGTTGTTTTTGAACTGCAAGTACCACTCGGAGTAGTATTTGATGTCATCGTAGGTACTTTGACATTCAAAACAGATTCAATATATGCACTATTCGCAATAGCATTTATCCAATCAGAAACCGCTATCAACGAATTTGAGCAATAATTGTTTAAACCGATATAAGACATTGCAGTCGAATCGGCGCAAACAGCAGAGGCCCATGTCGTTGACCTTGCCATATAATCGACAGCATTATTGGATGCTATTAATGCGCTTAATGTTGTTGAATCTGCAAGCACCTGAGATATATTTGTGTAATTTTTATCGAATATACCGGCACAATATAACCATGTCTGAATCACATCTGTCGGAACGACCGTAGAGCCTTCAGGAACCGTCTGTCTAAGATCGACTGAGTACTCCTTAACCGTGTCAACTTCTACATTGCCGTATACAGTCGCAGCCGTTCCATCATAGATATCCCACTGACCATAATCAGGAACACTGGCAACAAATGTCTCAGATCCGAGAGAAGTCATGACAATAAACTGGCCGTCTTTGCCTAAACGATACCCCGCTGCTGTTCCGTATACAGTCACCTTCGGAAGCAGTCCACCTTCATCGTCTGCATTTGCCCAGTTAACACCGTTATATTTGAGCACCTGACCTGATACCGGTCCAGCAATGGCAAGCTGACCGATTTCATCAAGATTGACATTCTTATTGATCCAGTTACCCGTTACATCATCATACATAAGAGCATTGCCATCTACGGGAACATTAATATCAACATCGGTCAAAGACACCAAACTTGTAACATTGGCCTGCTGACTCCAGTACTTTGAATTGTTATGATATGCGGGATCTGACTGCGAAACAGGAACACCGTTCCTTGTACCACTTGACCATGCTTCAGCATCAAATTTATATGTCTGAGCATTTGCGCTGGCCGTTTCTGATCTTGTAGCCTGAACCGTTATATCTGCAAGATATGAAGGCTGAAGCTTCTGATCTGTTACGGAGCCGTTCAAAATGTCCGCTGTTATGATTCCGCTTGTATTTGTGAACGCAATCGTTGAAGATGAAGCAAAGTCATACTCTGTTATGAGTGCAGACATATCGATATATTTAACTGTTCCGTCAACAAGTGTCAGAACCAACGACTCATAATGCGGACTTGTCGGATCGTCATCATAATCAAAATTAATGGCAGTCTTTTCCAGGTCCGTGTGAATAGTCGCAGTCAGGCCATTAAAAAAGGTGATTGTAAAATCACCCGTTTCATCGTCAAATGTTATGTCCTGAACCGCCTGAAGCATATCGGTCTGATCGGCCTTGGTTGTATCAAGTGTAATGACTCTGTCATCTATCGTGTCAACAGTCTGCTCATTTCGGTTGAGCTGAGCTGCGATGATGGGAGTCTGCACACTGGGAAGGTTTTCCCAGTAATTGTTATATGAAGAATCATGTGCTTTCTGCATTTTGTGATACCTCGTTAATCACTTCTTTATCAGCTTGGCGAAGTATAAGGTTAAGCACATCGCTTGCAATGAGCCTCTTAACTTCTATTGGTAAGTCTGATGCATTAATAGCATCGATAATCGCATCCTCAAGATTCCGAATTTTCAGATTCAAGAGCATCAACCTCCTTAAGAACGACACCAGCATTGTCAAACTGATATGCTATCGTGTATCCTTCCTTTTCAAGCGACTTTGCTACAACCTCAAAATCTTCCTTTGTGTTTGAATAGATGTTTGCGAACATTTTTAACATTTTTCTCTTTCCTCCTTATTAGAAACCTAAATATGTCATCAATAATGTCCCACCATTAGCCAGTCTTACCTTTGCCTGTTTTGTGGTGAATGTCGTTGCGCCTATGGCAAAACTTGATGCTGTTATTCGTCCCGAAACAGCAAGAGCCTGAAGTGTGGCCAACTTGGATGTAACTGCGTTTGATGCTATCGTGTTACACTGTGCTGAATTAACATACAATCTGTTAATTGTTGCAACCGTTGATGACAAGTTATCAATTCGACCATTAACAGCCGAGATCGATGCTGTCTTTACATAGTCAGCTTCAATCGCTCCGACTCTCTGTATGGCATTGTTTGCTGTGCCCTGTGCGTTCTGCGCTTCGCCTCTTGCTGTGTTTGCCGTGCCCTGTGCTACATTTGCACTCGATTGTGCTGCACTTGCGCTCGACTGTGCGCTTTCTGCTGTGCTCTGTGCTGTGCTGGCACTTGCTTCATTGACTGCAATGGCAGTCTGTGTTGTCATCTGATACGGTTTTCTTTTCTCACTGATATCTCCGACAAGTGAATCAGTCAAAGCCTGAATACCGGAAAGAGTCCGCTCCAGGATATATGACGATATCGCATTGATTCTTGTATTCGCAAGAATGATGTCACCGCATTCAAGATAGGGAAGCCCTTTACACTGGAGCTTTGTCGGTGTGAATCCGACATCCATTATCTCGGAAAGTATGTTCTGCGCTGCAAGTGTTGCATTCACAAGGCCCCATGCAAGTTTATTGTCTGCGATATAGAACGAATCTTTTGTATCATTTCCGTTCTGTCCTTTGATCGTACCGTCCTGACCGATGATGACAACCTTTGACACCTTCATTGTGTCATATGGCTGATAATCAACAGACATATATGAATTCTTAAGTATCTGCTCGTTTGCGTTTGGCTCTGCGGGAAAAGTCTCGGTCGAAGGGAAAGTCATGTCCGAAGGAAACAGGCCCGCATCAACTGAACCAAGTCTCCTATAATGGAACTTTTTGTCCCTTCCGTATATACCAAAACGACCATTAAGCTGGCAGATTGATTTAAGAATCGTAGCTCCGGTGATGATCGGATCGTCTACCGACTTGGTAAGCTGCAAACCGTCATTAACCAGAAACACTGTTTCTTGTGACATTCCCACCAAAGTAAAGAAGCTGTCACGCATATTCTTAATTGTGATGGGAAATGAAAGTGCGTTATACCATGCAGTCACATCCCGATCAAGAACGGGTTTAAGCGCATCAATGGCAGTTATCTTTGAAACATAGTCCTCATGGTTCGTGTTGTTCTGTGAATCAACATACCCGCTGAACAGCGGAAGTGTGACACCACCATCTGCCGTGATTGTCGCTTCAATATACTGGCCTCTGATGTCCTGGCTGAAGTGTGCAACCTCAAACGAAAAAATCGATGCACAACAGCCTTTGAACGAAAGCTCTTTTTCACTTTCAATTCTTTCTGTGAGTGTCACCGATTCTTTTATAAGGTCCTCATTGTCGATAGTGATTGACATCCCCGGAACGGTTATAACGACTTCTTTGTTTACACCATCGGACCGATATAGATCCTTCTCGGCTTCGGAGATATTAATCATCGTTAAGCCTCCTCGATTGTTATCGTAAATTTCCCAGGGCTGAAGGTTGAATCATTCTTCTGTCGCAGTTCAGGAGGAAGTTTCAAGAAGAATGTGCTCGACACCTGTGTATTTGCGTTCTGTGCAAACACCGTGAGTGTGTATTCAGATCCCGCACGCACAAGTTCAAGAGCATCGATGAAGTTCTTGTATTCGGTCCATGAGTTAAACATCATCTGAAAAGAACCGCTCGTCCGATACCGAAGTATTTCGTGATGCTTCTTGTAGTTCCCGTCCTCCCAGTCGAATGTGACCTCATTTTTATACACTTTATAGGAGCCTTCGATTATTGACTCAGAATAATCATAAACTCCCGCCTTGAAAAGAATGAACATATTGTCTCCTTATGCAAATGCACTTGCTCCGGTGGATTTCATGTATATATCATTTTCGGTTCTGACAAGATCAAATACTCCACGAGCATCGCCCTGAAGTGCTACATTGACCACAACGGGCTGAGGCTGACTTAACGACTCACCAATAGAGTCAAGTCTCGAAGTCACTCCGCTGTCGTTATAGTCCACATTGATATTTGTGTTCGGAACCATTGTCTGTGCAAGGTTATTCATTGAATCCTGAACCTTGTATAAGTTCTCATCTATACCCTTGGTCATCAAGTCAATCATATCAGGCATGAATGTATGGAAGTTCGAAAGCGGACCTTCATCGGGCTCAGAGAATCCAAGGAAGTCTTTAATGGTCTGTGCAATGTTGCCGACTGCATCTTTTACCTTGCCGACCATGCCCATAATACCATCGATAAGGTTTTGGATCAGGTCCTTGCCCCAGGTCTTAGCCTTGTCGATTATCTCTTTAAACTTGCCAAAGATTGCGTCCTTTATTTCGGAAAGCTTGCCACCCGTCAATTTATCGATAAACGAAAAGCCCGCCGTGTATGCTCCTTTGATGCCTTCCCATGCAGCGGCCATTGCTCCCTTAATGCCACCGCCGTTTTCTTCAAATGCCTTTTTCATTGCTCCGAGCTTCTCGGACGCAACTTCCTTGGCTGCGTTAAGAGCAAAACTTACACCTTCTTTGACTGCGTTGAACTTCTCGGCCGCAGCATCCTTGATATTGTTGAATGTCTCGGATACCTTTTCTTTTACGGCATTGAACTTTTCAACAACAGCATCCTTGATTGCATTGAACTTCTCGGTAATCGCTCCCCAAATCTCAGAAGCTTTTTCCTTTATCGCATCCCAGTTCTTCGCAATGGCAACACCCGCTGCCACCAGCAAGCCTATCGCTGCCACAATAGCCATGATGACTAATACAACGGGATTCGCTGCAATAACAGCATTGACCGCTGCAATTATCGGAGTGATGACCGATATCGCTGTCGCTATCGCTGATATGATGCCCGCAATAGGTGAAATTGCTGCAACTACACTTGCAACGATAGCGATTATCTGTATTGTCTCAGGTGATAGAGTCGAGAGCTTGTCAGCTATGTTGCTGATGACTCCCGCAACCGTCTCAAGCACCGGTGTGAGTGCCTGGAGTACCTTAACCGCAGCCTGTCCAAATGAACCGCTTAACTGCGCTTTTATTTTGTCGAGTGAGTCGTTAAACTCTCCCGCCTTTTTTAAGTCATCTTCGGAGATTATCGCACCGCTGTTCTGCGCTTCTTCTCCGAGTGCCCGCATCGCTGCACCGCCGTCATCGATAAGGCCCGCAAGCTCGTCTGCTGACTTGCCGAAAAGGTCCATCGCTGTGATATCTCTCTCGGTCTCATTCTCGATCTTGCCGAGTGCCACAATCGTATCATTGAAGATATCTTCCGTGCTTCTGTATTCGCCGTTAGCATCCTTAACAGCAACACCAATCTTTTCAAACGCATCTGCATTTGAATCGAGGCCCTTTTTCATCTTTGCGACTGCCGATGTGATTGTATTTACATCAACATCGATCAGATCAGAAGCATATGCCATCTTCTGAAGGGCATCCGTAGACAATCCCGTCTGTTTTGCCATCGTGAGAAGCTCATCGGCATTCTCACCCGCTTTAACAGCCACACCGCCAAGAGCAACCAAAGCACCGCCCGCAGCCGTGCTGAGCCCTCTTGTCGAATCAGCAACCTTCTTTGCACCGTCACCGACCTTCTTAGCCGTCTCGCCTATCTTGGCGAGTGTCGCATTGCTCAGCTCTGCTTCTCGCTTTAAATCTTTGAGGCTGTTTTCGGTTGCGATTATCTCTCGCTGGAGTGCCTGATATTCTGCGGACGACTTATCGACTCCGGAAGCATCCATCTGTGCAAGCGCAGTCTTAAGTGTGCCTAATTTATCGGCCGTGTCTGTAACAGCCTTATTGAGCAGTTCCTCTTTTTGTCTTAAAAGGTCTATGTTACCGGGATCAAGCTTGAGAAGTTTCTCAACATCCTTTAACTGTGTCTGTGTGCTCTTGATGTCCTTGTTGACACCTTCCAAAGCCTTCGACAGTTTGGTAGTATTACCATCAATCTCGATTGTTAAGCCTTTGATACGATCAGCCATAGTTACCTCTAAAATGAATCAAAGTCGCCCTGACGAGCGACTTGTCTATATTCACAGTTATCATTATTTGCTTCGATTATCATATCTGTCACAAAACCCTGTGTCAGTTCTTCCAGTTCGGCAAGTGTCAGGCCGATCTGCTTCGCCCGAATGAAATAAACCGCCGTGTTTATTTCCCTTTCGGTCGGCCTGCCTCTTTTTTTGAAGTAGAACTGGTTCCGGTTGTGTCAAGATATGTATTTATTATTGCTTCGCTTGCATCAACAAAATCCATCGGTCCAAATTCTTCAAGCCAATCAAGATACGACTCTTTTGAAATGTTCCCCAATGATTTTCTATCAAACTTAGCCTGGCAGCTCATGATATATGCAAGCTGTGATGTAATAGATAATACTTCTCCTTTTTCTCGTTTATTTGAATTTATTTGAGAAAAAGAAACCATAATATCATCGCCAAACACCATCTTATATCGGATCGGTGTCGCAGCATTGGCGAGAAGGTTGACTTCCTTCTCGCCTATTTGTACTGTTCTGAGCATCCCTCTGTCCTCCTGTCTTTATGCCTGATATACTGTACTAAACCATGAGCCGTATGTGGTCGTAACAGATTCAGGGCAACGAGCCTTTACTACATCCTTGTTAAGTGTTGCATTGAAAATGGATGAGCAAGTAATCTCAACTTCTTCTGTCTGTGCTTCGATAGAATCTTCTGTGGTAGATCCTGATACAGAAGGTCTTGAAGCCACACAGTTATAAAGCACATGTCTTGTTGCACTGTCATCACCTTCGAACTGGAAAAGAAGTGCGAAAGGCTGAGCTGAAGCACCGGCATCCTCATAAAGAACACCAACAGTGTCCGTTACTTCGCCGAGTACACTTGTCTTGAATCCTTCAGGAATAAGTGCTGAAGTGAAGGAACCTGAGTAACCAGCATTTGCAGCGAACTGTGCATAAGCAATGTTGTCTGCGTAAAACTTACTGGTTTCGCCTTCGGCATCGAGAGACAGTTCAACAGCTCCGGGCCATGCCACAGGAGTGTCATATGTAGCTGCTCCGGTCGTGCCTATATGTGCAACTGCATAATGCACATTCTTAAGACCATATTTAACCTTATTAGCCATGTTAAAGCCTCCTTAAATAGTGATTGAATAGGTTATCATGTACATATGCTCGGAATCGATGTAATCCTCATCCTTTTCCCAGAGAATGTTGTTATCATTCAGCTTTTCTTCAAGTAAAGCCTCTGTTGTAACATCCTTCTCCTGAGTATAAAGTTCTATGGCAACATTCTGCCTTGGAAGATATACTTTGCCGTCTGCGAGGAAGTTATCAGAACCCTCGACATAGTACACAATGAACGGAAGATTCGGAGCAGAGCCTTCCCTGAACTGACGATATGCGACTTTGTTTGAAAATCCCGTGATGCTTCGAAGCATCGTTGTAAGTTCTGTTAAGCTCATACTCCTAAGTTCTCCAACTTATCTTTGATCTGCTTGATAGCTTCTTCTTCTGCCTTTTCTTGAACAGGCTTTACATGAACCGTACCACTCTGTTCAGGGTAATATCTCCCGCCGTTTCGGAGTGCGTGTTCTTTTTCAAGAAGGTGAACTATCCGATAATGTTTCTTGTTATGAATGACCAAGTCATTCTCATACTTGCTCCCACGACTTTTTCGCATCGTGTAAGTCCATGACTTCGCATATTCGCCCTTGCCTGGGCTCGTCTGCTTTAATTCATTGGCTGCTTGTCTCCCTATTTCGGGAAGTGTATCTTTGATGACATCGGAAGCTTTATCCTTATAATCATCAAGCGCATCCATAATCACGGATTCCAATTCGCTTATCTTGATCTGACTGTTGCTCATGCTCCCACATCCTTTTGACAGTACAGTTCACACCGCCCTGAGTCCTCAAGGTACATCCGATATATGATGTATCGTTTACCACCAAACTCAAGCAATGTCTCGCCGTTGTACTCATTCGCCCATACCTTGACGATAAATTCAGGCTTGATACCTATTTCACCGCCTCTGAAGAACTCCTGAGCCGATACCGTTGAGAAGTTACCGATGACAGTCGTTTTTGTCTCTGTGATTGTAGGAACACCCATTTCGTTATAGACTTCCGTCTGTGATATGAGCTTGACTTCAACGACTTTATTCATTGCTGGCCTCCCAGGTTGTGTATCCGGTGTGCATTGATAACTGTGCTTTCTGCTCGTCATAAGATGCTTTCAACGCATTCGATCTGTCAGTCGAGCCGTGAAGCAATTCGAACTGATATGCAACATAAGATATCAATGCCCGCTTGACGATTGGATCTGTCGTGATGATTGTGACAGTATCACCTTCAACACCGGCAATGTTTAAATCTGTGACTCCGGCTGAGATAAGGTCCGTGAGCTCGGAATCGAATGTGTTTGTCGATATCTGCAAAGCAGTTTTGATATCATCTAAAAGTGCCATGTTGCTTATCCTTTCTTTGTTGCTTTCTTTTCAGCCTTTTCAGGCTTCTCTGCTTCTATCTTGACCATTCTGTCAGCCGAGAAGATTGATTCATCGACTTCGATTACCTGGCCAAACTTATAACCGTTTACTCCATCGGAGAACGGCATTATAACTTTTACCTTAATCTTTGCCATGTTGAATCCCTCCGTCATTAGCAAATTTATAAGCTTCATAAAATTCTTCGGTGACAACCACATTGCCGACATGACCGCACTTCACTGTGGGATCTACCCATATGTCGTATCCCATTTCCCGTGCTCTGTAACAAAAGGCAAGGTCCTCGCCCATTCCGTAGAACGGTGTGAACCAGTCGCCTTTTGCTGCAATCATGTCAAGCAATACTTCTGTCTTGACGAGTACACAGCCGAATCCAACGCCCGCAACCTTAAATATCTCATCCTTTGGATAATCAATCATGCCGTGATGAACAGCCTTGCCGTCCTTGACATCAAGTTCATCGAAGATGACAGGCCGATATGTACCGGTTCTGCGGAAGTAAAGCCCGCTTACTATGTCCTTATCGTGTGCCATAAGCCGTTCAAGTGTGTCGGGCTGAAATATCATGTCGCTATCAAAGCACATTAAATAATCAGTCCCCAGCTCTATTGCCTTGGCTGCAATCTTGTTCCTGGAATCGTATATCAATGAACCGGCCAAGTGTGTTACATAACACTCACCGACCTTTTTAAGCATGGCAAGCGACTGACAAAAGCCAGTCGCCACCGTGTCCATGCAAGGTATTGCAATCAATGTTTTCATTTGTGCACCTCTGTCTGTCTAAAACCGAATTATTTTACAAGCTTAACGAATGCCTTGGGAGCAACTACATCATGACCAACGAACTTGCGGCCAACGATCTTAACAAGGTCCTTTTCAGCGAGTGAAAGGTCATCGAACTTGAACTCGATGTCATCACCGTTAGGCATATTCATCTGTGCGCCATAACCAAGGTCGCCAATGATTGCATAGGTTTCACCGGTTGTAGCAACTGTGTAAGCCTTGATCGTGTTGTTGAATACAACAGGAAGTCCCTCAAAGGGATCGATTGGATATGATGCGGAGTACTGTGCCTGCTTAAACGAAGCGAGTGTGCTCTTGTTAATCATTACAACAGGGTTAGCTGCCTGATCGGAAAGCTCTGCGATTGCCTTTGCAACTGATCCAACTGCGATTGTTGCTTCAGTAACCTTGGGAACTCCTACCTGATGAGTGGTTCCGTTGTTGGTTGATACGGTTCCGCAAGCTTCGATATCTGCGATAAGAGCATCAGCAGCCTTCTTTGCGATCTGATAGGTAAGTTCATCATAGATGTAACGAAGGAAGCTCTCTGCGGTAAGGTCCATAACTTCATCAGATATGGTGATCCACTTCTTGATTGACTGAGGAACAAGTTCGGTGATACCGAGTACAAGTGTTTCCTCTGAAGGAGCATCTGCACCTTCTGTGTGAATAGCAGCTCCGGTTGCGGATAATTCGAATCCGACTTTAAGGTTGCCCTTAAGGTATGTCTTTTTAACAAGGCGGGTGATGTCCTCACGGTCCCAAGCTGTCTTGACAACTTCGTCAACAAGTTCAGGAACAGCAACCTTGCCTGATCCGTTCTCGGATAAGAGTGCTCTGCACTCGTCAGCCTTACCGGTCTTGATGTAGTTTGCGAATGCGCTGATATATTCAGCAGAATTTCTGATTTCGATGTCGCTCATGGTTTTTCTTTCCTCCTCGAATGTTTCTTTTACTTCTGTCTTAACCTCGTCCTTTGCTATGGCTTCGAGGTCTGCCTTGCGCTGTTCAGCCTCGGCAATTAATTTGTCCTTCTGCTCTTTGAGTGCTCTTACTTCTTCGGTAAGTGCTTCAAAGTTTGCTTCAGGAGCTTCTTTTTCTGTCTCAATCTCGGACAGTCTTGCTTCGATAGCATCGATGTTCATTTCTTCGATGTTCATACGATTACCTCCTGATTAATTCAAGTTCCAGCTCAAGTTCTGCCTTCGCCCTTGCTCTCGCTTCTTTTTCAGCCTCGATAAGTCGCTCCGCTTTTTCCTTTTCGATCAATCCGTCTACAAGGCTTCGAGCTGAAATTTCGGTTCCGTCATTGGCGGGTATAGAAACAGCCGAAACATCATACAGTTTGCCGATGCGAGTTATAGTTCTTAAGTAGATTGTGCGCTTGCCCTTTTCCCGTTCTTCGCTGACTTCGTCCGCATCAACCGTAAAGCCGAAGCTCATACGGTCGGTGTATCCTCCGTCAATCTCGTCAAAGAGCTGTCTGCCTATCTCTGTTCCACCCAAATCGGCTTCTATTAACAAACCGTGTTCGTCACTCGTTAACGACAAGGTATTGTTTCTTGTTCTTGCAAAAACTCGGCCCTCATGGTTGTACTGCATGATGACATCACTCATGTCCGCATCGGCAAATGCTTCGGGAGCAACCTGTTCACGGATTTCGATATCATCATCCGAATAAAGTGTGTAGGGCTCGTTATATGTGGTCGCATAACCACGCACTCTGTATCTTTTTTCCTCATCAAACGGCACCGCATCACTTCTGATTTCCTTAACATTGCGGTACTGTCTGCCCTGTTGAATCTTCTGCATTAAATCACTCATTGTTTTCCTCCTCGCTGGTTTCATCAATTACTTCTTCATCTTCAGTTTCCTCCGTAACTGTTTCGGATTCGCCTTGCATATAATATTCGCCTCGGATCGGACGGGCATCGCCACCGTCAACCGGAGGCAAGTTCCAAATCTCACGAATCTCGTTTATAGTCATCAGACCTCTGTCAGCCATCTGAGCCGATACCTGAAGTTTGTCTTTGTTTGACATATACTGAAGTCTGTTTGATGTTGCCATGATCCTGGCTCCGTAGCTCTGCTCACGGTCCGAGAAAAACATCTGTGTTGTAACTTCAGAAAACTGTATTGCGAAGGTCTCAACGACCGACTCATAGAACGCATCCCATTTATCACCCACAGCCTTTGACTGAATGATGTCCTCATTCACTGCGAAATAATTGAACACATTGTCCTGAATGGTCTTGCGTTCTTCAGGATCTATCGTGTAAGGGCTCGTCTTGATCTGCTGGATGTCGGAATATGTATTCGGGAATAACAAAAGCCCGCCCGCTCCGGCTTCCTTGGAGAAGTTTTCTTCACTGAATCTCTGCCGTTCTTTTTTCAGGTCCTCAGTCTTTGAGAAGTTATTGACCTTTGCCATGAAGCGATATGTCGCACCGTTCTTGATGGCTTCGACAATGCCTTGCTCTTGCATATCGATGAGCTTCATGGTCGAATCAAGTGCGCCGTTCTTCTCACCAAAGAAGTCGTTTTTATACTGGAACTTCGTGAGGATTCCGCACTCGCTCATGTAACAAGCACCAACCTGACGATCAGCAAACTCATAACGGAGCACCGCACGGCCGTCTTTTGTTTCTCTGACTTCGCACTTTGTCGGAAGCACCGGGAACATCCCAACCGTGTCGCCGTACTTGTCGACCACAGGAACAATAAAAGCCGTGTTATGCATATCAAGAATCGTGCTCAGTCGATACATGAACTGATACCAGGTCTGAAAAGTGTTTGGCCTTTTCTTCAGATCGACCTGAAGCGAAGGTCTCGCACTTCCCACAACCTCAACACGAAGCTTTGCAATGTGTCGGGCCCTCGCATCGATAGCACTCCGCACAAGCTCTGACTCATACAGTGAGCCGTTCCACGAATGGAACACCGGAGAATAAGCCGTCAATGCTTTGAAGTACGAATCGGCTTTGATTTCTGTTCTTTCCTTCTTTCCGAAAATGCTGTCAAATAATCCCATTTTCACCTGTCCTCTTAGTTCTTTAATTGGTCGCCTATCTCTGAATACCACTTCTGACGGACCGTCATTGCATCAATGAGTGCTGCAAGTCCGTCAATGTGGTCATTTGCGCTAAGTTTTACAAGCTTGCCTTTGTTCTGCTCGACATCCATCTTGATTGCGCTGTTCAGCAAGTGCATCTTTAAGAGTGCATTGTCTCCGATGTGGATCTTCCGATCCTTCAGGAGCCCTTCGAACTCCATGAGCACCGGGTACAAGTTCCAACCTTGGAAAACATCGTCCATGTGAAAGCCGAATGCCTTCATGTCTTGCACCAAGTACTGTGCTGAATAACGGTCATATCCTACCTGAAGCGGATATATTTCCTTCTCGGTAACAAGTGATGTAAACCAGTTAAAACAGTCTTGATAATCGATGAAGTTATCTCCTGAAGTCTCAAGCCAGCCTTTCTGAATGTATATCTTGTAAGGCACACCATCTCGCTCAGTCGCTTCTTCAATCTTTTCGGCGGGTAAGTAAAACTTTGCGAATACATACAGTTCACCGTCTTTTTCAATAACAACGGTTGCTGCCGTCAAGTCTGTTGTCCTGGATAAGTCGATACCACCTACACAGTAACTATTGCGGAAGTCGTCAATGTTGAGTGCCTCACCGCAAGCCTTTTCGACATCCGGTGTGTTAAGCCATGCCTGAGCCGAAGTCTGTTTGATGTTGCAATACTTCGTCATAAACTCGGCCTTCTTGGAAAGCGAACCTTCGGCAACTGCTATTTCTTCGAGAAGGTAATCAACTGAAACGGATACACCGAGATTCGGATTTGACTTCTGAAGCTCGTTGATGTCGTTCCAGTGATTGACCTCATCGATTGTGTAAAGGAATGGCAGTAATCTTTTTTCCTTGGAATCACCCAATAAAAAACGAGTCGACCTTTTAATCAACTCGTCATAGATTCCTTCGTTCACATATCCTGATGTCGATATACTCAAGATCAAGGGCTGTGTCCTCGATCCGAGTGCTGACTTCATGACTTCGTATTGCTTAAGACCGGCATCGCCTTGCCAGGAAGCAATCTCATCACATATCGTGAGTGACGGGTTAAAGCCATCACTCTTTTTATGGTTAAACGCAATCTTTTTCACAGAGCTGTTTGTCGACTCGACATAGTAGTCTGACTTTCGTCTTTTGATGAGTCGTTCCAGCTCCGGTTCTGACTGTACCGTTTGCCATATGTCGTTGTATATGATATCTGACTGTTCGAGCTTGGGAGCCACGCAAAAGACTTTGGCTCCGTACTCACCGTCACAGAACAAACAATAATTTGCAATCGCTGATGCCAACAGCGATTTACCATTTTTACGGGCAACCACGACCACAACTTCACGGAACTGCCTGATGCCTTGTGCATCAACAATTCCGAATATCGCTGCAATTATTGCCTTCTGCCAAAGTTCAAGTTTAAGCAGATCGGCACGGCCTTCGCAGTGATGACAGAATGTTTCAATGAATTTAACCGCTCGGTCAGCCTTTCGGCCATCATAAAAGAACTTCTTGTCCTGGAGTCCTTCAATCAAAAACTCCATGACCATGTCGATCCATTTGCCGACAGTCACGGAGCCGTTCTTAATCTTCTGATAGTACTCGAAGATATAATTGGTCGTGTTATTCTTCATCATCCTTCAGGAACTCATCGAGCTTGGAACCCGAAGCCTTCTTGTGACCGAGTGTTTTGATAATGTCCAGGATGATCGATGCCGTTCTGTTCGCTGCATCCGAGTGCTTCGGGAGCTCACGGATCAGCGGATGTGCATATACATTCTCACGATTCTTGACATACTCCTTTGTTGTGATGAGACTGTCCTCCTCGTTGAGAACTTTGTTGATCGTGTCGATGACCTTCTGCTGCGTGCAGTACTGATTCAGGGCCGTAAGGAAAAGAGCATTGTCAGCGACTCCGTACTCCTCGGCCATCGTCACAAGGTCCTTGTAAGTTTTCGTTTTTCGTGCCATGTTCGCAAACCTCCGTTTTTGTTTGTTGTCCTCTGTCTTTATCCAAAAAAATCCCTAAAACTCAAGAGATTTCTTCTGAAG